GATAATTATGTAGACTTTAAAATTAAGGGATGGAAAAAAGAAACAAAAGGACATCTATGTAATGAAGAACCGATCGTTAATTTTTGCATGAAGTCGGAATGTATAAAAAGAAAATTTGGTATTGCCTCCGATCGTAGAAAAGCTTTTCCTGCATTATCGGGCCTACAAAAAATAAATTACAGACCTGATCCAGAATATACCTTTAATGTTGCATGTCCTGACGGTGAAAAAGTTAAACAAGTCCATGCTAAATCCATAGAATATCTGACCGATCAAAGAAAAATAAGAAACATCATTGGTGTTGCTGCTAATTTTGTTCCTCCTATGCAAAAAGGAAATATTTACCAAGAAATAATAGATAATTTATTTAATTCTCAATTAGACGATATTGAACCACCTGAAGAAACAAGTCCAGAAGGACAATTATTTAATTATATGAAAGAATATATCAATGGACCAAAAGCAGAAACGAATATTGCTTTTAAAAGTGGATCAACTTTATGGGAAGATGAGTATGCTTACTTTAAATTCGAGCCTTTCTTCGATACCTTAAAAAATAAAGAATGGAAAATAAAAACTCAGCAAACAGCCCATATGATTAAAACGAATAAAAAAATATTAGGCGAGTTTGGTCCAAAACGATTCCCTAAGAAAAAAGAAGAAAAAGAATCTAATGATCCTCTTCAAGTAATTAAAGTAAGAATAGAAAAATTTAAAGAAGAAAAGGTTGAAGACGAACTTGTAGATATAAAAGGAACTGATAATCTTATATGATCAAAAAAATATTAGGACCACCTGGAACAGGAAAGACCTTTACCCTATTGAATTATGTAAGAGATTATATAAAAAAAGGAACTCCACTCCATCGCATTGGTTATTTTGCTTTCACAAGAAAAGCGGCCTACAATGCAAGAGATACCTTTCTTGAAGATGATAATTTTAAAGATGTTTCATCTGATCTTACAAAATCAGACCTAAAATTTTTTCAAACCCTGCATTCTTTTTCTTTTCATACATTAGGCTTGAGTGAAGATCGTGTAATGCAACCAGAACATTATGAAGAAATAGGTAGACTAACAGGCGTGCGCGTAAAATATACAAAGTACAATGAAGAAGAAAACAATGGTTATTTAAACTGTGACTCTGAATATTTTTCATTAATCAATAAAGCTAGAGTTAAGGATATAGGCATAGAATCTGAGTATAATACGAATAATTATTCACGAAAAATTGATTACATCACACTGAATCATATTAAAATTAATTTAAAAAATTACCAAGACAAAAATAAATTAATGGATTACACCGAAATGATAAACAGATTCATTGAAGAGTCTGATAAATCCCCTACCTTTGATGTTGTTTTTATCGACGAGGCTCAAGACTTATCTCCTATTCAGTGGAAAATGTTTGATATTCTTAAAACAAAATCCACAGACATTTTTTTAGCAGGAGATGATGATCAAGCTATTTTTGAATGGGCTGGAGCAGACGTTAAACGATTTATTAATGAACCGGCAGAAGAAGAAAGTCTTCCACAGTCTAGAAGAGTTCCAGAACTTGTTCAAGAGTATGCTAATACGATTATCTCCAGAATTCCTGAAGAAAGAAGAATTAAAAAACAATGGTCTCCAAGAAGAGACGATCAAGGAAATATTGTTAAGGGACGAGCCGAAAAGATTAATTCCATAGATAATTTAGATTTGTCAAAAGATAAATGGCTTATTTTAGGACGATCAAAGAACAAGTTGGATGAAATGGCTGACAGATTAAAGAAAAAAAATCTATATTTTGAAACCAAGTTTGGCAAAAGTTATAATCAAAAACTTTATCGAAATATTGTGAGTTGGACACGTTGGACAAAAGATGAAGGCTTAACCCTGCCAGAAACCAAGGATGTATTCGAATATTTGGACAAAGATTTTAATGAAAAACAATTCGAGAATCAAGAGCTCATTAAAATAAAGGACGTGGGTTTTAATTCTAACTTAGTTTGGTTTGATGCCTTTACCAAAGCCAGTCTCAATGAGAAATTATATATTAGAGCAATGCTAGGCAATGGAGAAAAATTAAGTCAAGATGCAAGAATTAAACTATCCACCGTGCATACCATAAAAGGAGATGAAGAAATTAATGTAATTGTCATTTTAGATAATACAAATAAAATAAGAAAATCGATAGAAAATAATCCTGAAAAGCAAGACGAGGAACATCGAGTATGGTATGTAGCGGTTACTCGTGCCAAACAAAATTTATATTTATTGAAAGCAACGGTAGAAAGAAAAGGATATCGACTGTGAGTGCGTATAAAAAACAGATTGGTGGATCACATTATCTTAAAATGAAGATTCAACCTTCCGAATTTGCTAATAAGAATAATTTGCTCTTTGCAGAAGGCAACGCCATCAAATATATTTGTCGACATAAATACAAGGGAGGAAAGAAAGATTTAGAGAAAGCTAAACATTATATCGAAATGATCGAAGAAAGGGATTACACAGAACCTTACGATGCGACAGAAGACGTAGAAAAATTACAAAAGTACACAGAAAGTTGGATCGAGGGCTATAAAAAATGGAAAACTAAAAAAGAAAGGTGTCCACATAACTAATGCGAATTCCTAAATTCGAAGCCCAGAAAGAATGGAATGCACCGACTGAATTTCCAGACCTAAGAAGCTATGATGAAATAGCCGTAGACTTGGAAACACGGGATCCTGATTTAAAAAATAAAGGATCCGGTTCGATTATTGGTAATGGTGAAGTAGTAGGCATCTCCGTCGCAGTACAAAATTTATCCTGGTATTTCCCTATTGCCCACGGCAATGGTCCCAATATGGATCGTAAAAAAGTTTTGGAATGGTTCAAAGACACTATGGCAAGTCAAGCCACAAAAATATTCCATAACGCCATATACGATGTCTGTTGGATCAAAAAATTAGATATCAAGATCAATGGCTTAATCGTCGATACTATGGTCGCAGCCTCACTGGTTGATGAAAATCGTTATCGTTTTGATTTAAATTCTCTGGGCTGGGACTATTTGGGCCACGGTAAAAATGAAACCATTCTTAATGAAGCAGCCAAAGAATGGGGCGTTGATCCTAAAGCTGAACTATGGAAACTTCCTGCCATTCACGTCGGACAATACGCGGAAAAGGATGCAATCCTAACACTGGACTTGTGGCAAGAAATGAAGAAAGAAATAATAAATCAGGATCTAGAGAGTATTTTTAATTTAGAAACGGATCTATTTCCCTGCCTCGTGGACATGAGGTTTAAAGGGGTACGGGTCAATAGCGAACGAGCCCATCAATTAAAGAAAGACCTAATCACACAAGAGAAAGAACTTTTATTGAAAGTGAAACAGGGAACCGGAATCGACGTTCAGATTATGGCTTCTCGTTCAGTCGCAAAAGTATTTGATAAATTAAATGTTTCCTATGATCAAACGGCCACAGGCTTACCAAGTTTTACTAAAAATTTCCTGGCGGAACATAGTCATCCTATGATTAAATGTATCGCCAAAGCCCGAGAAGTTAATAAGGCTCATTCAACGTTCATCGATTCTATTTTAAAGTATGAACATAAAGGACGCATTCACGCTGAAATCAACCAGACTCGATCCGATAATGGAGGAACCGTTACCGGACGATTCAGTTACCGAAATCCAAACCTCCAGCAGATTCCAGCACGGAACAAGGACCTCGGACCTTTGATCCGTAGCATTTTTATTCCGGAAGAAGGTTGCGAGTGGGGATGTTTTGACTACTCACAGCAGGAGCCTCGACTCGTTGTACACTATGCCTCTCTTTATAAATTTCCATCGGTCTACGAAGTTGTTCATTCTTATGAAAATGACTCAAGAACAGACTTCCATCAAATCGTTGCAGATATGGCAAAGATCCCAAGATCGCAAGCCAAGACCATTAATCTTGGTTTATTCTATGGAATGGGAAAAACAAAACTACAAGCTGAACTTGGAGTGTCCAAAGATAAAGCTAAAGAACTTTTTGATCAGTATCATGCTAAAGTTCCTTTCGTAAAGCAACTTATGAATGCAGCATCAAATCGTGCACAGGATCGTGGACAAATAAGAACCTTACTCGGCAGACTTTGCAGGTTCCATCTATGGGAACCCAATCAGTTCGGGATGCATAAGGCCTTGCCCCACGAAGAAGCACTCGCGGAACACGGACCAGGGATTAAAAGAGCTATGACTTACAAATCATTGAATAAATTAATTCAAGGTTCTGCAGCCGATATGACTAAAAAATCCATGTTAAATTTATATAAAGAGGGTATTATAGCCCATATACAGATCCACGATGAACTGGATATTTCTGTAGAATCTGATAAAGAGGCTGAACGAATAGTTGAAATAATGGAATCTGCAGTTGAACTAGAAGTACCTAACAAGGTAGACTACGAGCATGGTAAAAACTGGGGTGAAATACATTAGGAGGAAATATGGAACAAGCAAAAAAATTATGGGCATTAGTACTCGCTCATAAAAAGATTTCTATTGCTGTAGCAGTAGTAGTTGTTTTAATAATCATAGCACAATAGGGTTTTATGTTGGATGGCATACTTAAACGCAAACATTCCTGCGACCTACGCGCAGGTCAGGAGAGAGTATCTCTATGATCTTAAAGAACATCATGGAGAAGCTGAAGACTGTATCATTTTCGCGTTGGCTAGTATCACTGGTCGTCCGATTTTATTCCATGCCATTATGGAAAACGGTGCA